ATACTGTACGAGCCATCATAGTACCACCAGATGAGGCTGAAAACAAACCTGCTTCTGTTAAAGCACCTGTTCCATCACCTGCTGCCCATACTGCTGTGTGTACAATTGTATTTGCAGATGGAGCACCACCAGATACAGATAAAGCATTTCTATCTGTTTCTGTTACTAATGCTGTGTTGTTTGCTGCTACAGATGTAGTACCTGTACCAACAGCCATGTGTGTCATCTTAGCACCTGCATCAGTTATTAACGCAGCTATGTTATTTTTGCCAGCAGTAACGATAGTGTTAGGTATTTCCCTAATTACTTTTCCGTTTTTCTGGATAGTTACTTCACCAGTAACTTTAAAGTGTTCATTTATCATTTGATACTTCTCCTAATTGAATTGAGATAAATTTATCGTGCTTCCATTAAACTGGTTTGGCACTATTAAAGACATTCCTATGCTATCACTAGCAGTTGCAGTATCAGTCAATGCTTTTTGAGCATTTAATGACAAGGCATCAGATATCGTTGCTGAACTTGCAAAGTCTGGAGCATTGTTTAGTTGTGTTGAATCTGATATTACTACAGAATCAGTCTTAGCTAACTCAATGTTTAAACCTATTAAATCCGTTGCTGTTGCAGTTTCACTTATACCTTTATTAGTATGTAATGAAATAGCATCAGCAGTTGTTACTGAGTCCGTAAAGAACTCAAAGTCATCTCCTTCACCATTAAAGAAGAAGTCATTTATTTTAGCTACATTAAACATGGAGTTTGAACTAGCTAACTCAAAACCAATACTATCGCTTAATCCTATTGTGTCAGCATTAGTTGGTTGTTGAAAATTCTTTGATATACCACCATCATCAGTTATAGTTTGGCTATTAATAACTACTTTTTCGCCATTAATATTAGCTGTATCACTTGAGCCTACTGCATCAGAAAAGAAAATTGCTTGATGTTTAGTTACTGCATCAGATACATTTATTAATTCAGTAAGAAATAAATCATCTATAATTCTTCTTCGTCTATTTACTGCTGCTCTTTTAGTAATTGACCAATGAGGTTTGTGTCCCTGTCTTTTTCTTACAATAGAAGATAAACTTCTTATTGTACCTCTTCTATCAATACGAGTCTTTTTAGCCATTACAGTCTAAATAACTGTCGTCTTTTACCAATAGCTTGCCTATCTTTTAAAGCTATTAACTCTTCTTGGAAACTTTTAGCAAGCGGAGAAAAACTTCTAATAATTCTTTCATCTTTTCTTTTACGAATTGAACTTGATGGCGTACCCTCATACGAGCCACCCTGATTTCCAGCTTGACTATCTGTTGGAGTTTTTGTAGTTGTGTGTTTATATTCATATATNCCTGTTTCTTTACTACNTTGTTCGTTATTTGATTTAAGTGAAGTACTACCATAAGTAGGTGCTTTACTTTCTGATTTAACTTCTTCTAATTCTTCAGTAGGGTTTGCTAAGTCTTCTAACATTGCTAAAAGATTTTCTATTTCACTTTCTGCTTCAGGTTCATCAGCAAATTTTAAAGCATTATGTTCTTTATAATGTTCCATATCCATATCTGCATCTGGATATTTTGCATAAGTTTCCTCAAGCATTCTTGTCCAGATTTCTTTTAATCTAACTTTAAAGCGTTCTAACTCTAAGTTTTCAACAGAGTCATGGTCGCAAGTATTTTCAAATATGTCCATTAAAATCCTTTTGTATAGTTCTTTTACGCTCTCTCATATTAAACTTAGTATCAGTATTGCCAAAGTGAGGCTGTGTTGCTCTGACACTTATCCTAAAATTACCTTTTTGTCCACATTGAGGACATTCTTTGCTTTCTAATCTGTCTTTAATAGAACACATTTCATCAAAAACATGTTTATCTTTACATTCATATTCGTAAAATGGCATTTTCCCTCATCTCCTTATGTGCTAATCTATGGCAATTAGAACAAAGCAAGACACATATATCTAATTCTTTTTGAATAGTTTCCCACTTTCTTCTTTTTAATTTATCCCATTCATAAGTTTTAGTAGAAGGGACTATGTGGTGTATATCATAAACATCTCTATGAAATACGCCTTCACATTTCCAACAACACCCACCTAGGTATTCAATGGCTTTTAGTTTCTTTCTTTTATATGTATTTACATCTGACATAATTAGTTTGGAATAACCCTCTCCTAAGAAAGGGTTACGACTAACTAACTATTAAGCAGGAATAACAAACGCAACGCCAGATTCGTGACGTAATGTTTGATAACCATAAATAGTATCTGAGGTGAACAAGTCTCCTAAGTACTCTTGCTTATATTGTGTTTGAGAACGAACACCAACTTGTTCTGCTAACACTAAAGCATCTTTGTGCATCATCATTCCAACTCTGTCTGTGCCTGTAGCAGTAGGACAGTTAGTAGAAACAAAGATATCAATGCCATAAATACTACCAATTTTACCAGTAGAAATTGCATCGCCATTTCCGACGAATTGCTGCTCAGTAAATCTGTTAATACCTAGCATTGTGCTTGCTGCAACTGGTGGAATAACCATAACTCTGTTATCCATTGGTACATCTGCATCATCTAGTTGTAGAATCATGTTGCGAATACCAGCATCAGCAATAGCAGCAGCATTAGATGAAGCACCATTGTAAAGAGTAGTACCATTACTACCAATTACTGCTTTTTCATACATTGCTGCACCAGTACCACCTACGACACCAGCAGTACTACCTTTTGCAAAAGTTTCTGCTAAAGTAAATAAGTCAGAGTCCACTTGTTTTGCCAAAGCATAGCCGGCATCATCAGTATAGAACTTCCTCATTGAAGCTAATGCTTGCACTTCTGCGATATCCTCAATTAACTTTGAGTATTCATAGTGCTTATCAATAGTTACTGTTACTTTCGTATTAGTAGCTGCTGATAATGTTACTTGTGTGTTTGCTGCTTTAACACTTGCACTTCCTCTTGCCGGAACCGGGATATAAATTGTGTCTCCCTTCTTTCCTTTATGAGAAAGTTTAGTGACTAAATTAGCAACCACTAAATTTTGCTTGTACGCACCTATAACTTCATCTGACCATAGTTCAGGAATGAAGTTATTGGCGACTGCAAGCGTGACTTGGTTTGAACCTAACGCCATTTTCTTCTCCTATTATAAGTAAATTATTTAACCCTACCTTCCATGTACGCTTGTTGAATTTCATCAGCTAACGCAGCATGTCTTTGTGGGTCTGTTACCTGTAGATTGATTAAATCAGCTCTACGATAAACTTTCTTTCCACCTACAGAATCTCCTGAAGAGCGTGTTTCTGAACTAGTCTTTTGTAATGCTTTTTCTCTTTTAACTTTTTCTTTCTTTTTAACTTCAGCAGTTTTACTTGCCATGTTAATTTGCTTCCATGTTGTAAACAACTCGTTAGCAGATTCAAAGTCATAAGAGTCAGCAGTACGGAATAATTCTTGTCGTATCTTGCTTGCTCCAACCCAGCTCTGAAAGTCTTTACTTTCCACTATGTCCATAAAATCAGGATGAGAAGCTTCTAACTGTGCTTGATTCAACGCTTGATTTTGCATGGCTCTAGTTTCTTTAGCTTTAACTACATCGGGGTGTTTTTCTATAGCTGAGTTAACTGCATTTGCAGGGTCAGCGTAAAATTGTTCCTCGAAGTTTACTGGTTCTTCTATCGGTGCAGCAGTTTCTGTAACTTGTTGTTGAGTTGCCATTAAGCTATCAATTAATTTCCGTTGATGTCCAACTTCCATACCTTGTTTGCCTAATATTCTTTCTGCATTTTGGTGCATCTCAATAACATCTTCAAGTGATTTGCCAGCATACTTCTCAGGAATTATAGATTCTGTTTCTGTTTCAAGCTGTGTATCTTCTTGGATTGTATCCGCTTGTACCTGTTCTATTTCTTGATTTTCTGTTATTGGTGTTTCAACTAAAGGTGTTTCATCTACTACTATACTCATTTTGGTCTCCGCCCATAAGGGTTATGAAGTTATATTAAGGTAGATTCCTTATGAAGAGGATTGTTCTACCGCTATTCTAGTTGCTTCTTCTAATCCTTTTAACTGTCTTAGAATTTGCAACTGACCCTTAGCATGCCAAAGGTCTTTCTCACTTTCAAGAGTGCGTATATCAAGTACATTCTCTTCAGTAATTTGCATGTCAGCCATTAAGTCTCTCCACCCTTCGGTGTCAAACAAGGCTAACCTATCTTTTAAAAATTGTTCATCAGTCTTCATTGTACTCTTGTACTAATTGCTGCTTTTGTTCCTTCTGCTCTAGCTTTTGCTAGGTTTAATATAGTTTCTGACTTAAGATGTTCCATCTCTGGACCATTTCTTAATGTTTCAGATTTTTGATTTGCTATATCAGCTTGTAGTTTATCTAAGTCTAAAGCATTTTTCTGTAACTTAACAATCTGTTCTTCTACTTGTATTTCATTAGGTACAGCTACTGCTGCTTGTGCTTGATGTAATATAGCTCTAGCTTTTTCTTCTTCGCCTTCTGCTAAAGTCTTTTGTATATTAGCTTGCAACTGTTGTATTTGTAGTTCATTACCTATGTTTTCTAACTCTTGTTGTTGTTCATCAGGTTGACTACCTTGTTGTAAGGCTTGTACTATCTGGTCTCTATTATGAATACTAGAGTTTTGCATAATAGCTAATAAGATTACATCAAAAGCAGGAGAGTCTTTAGGAAGAGATTGTAACATCTGCACCATTTGACTCATCTCTAGTTCTTTTGCCATTATACCCATAGTAGAATATGGTATAAATTTATAATCATTAACTGGATACCTATCTACATCAAATTGTATCTTACGCCACATTGATTTCTGTATCAAAGGCACAAGAAATGTATTTTGGAAATTCATTAAAGTACGTTTTTGTCTTTTAATAGCAGCACTTTGTTGCATAGACATACCACTAGCTGTAGCTCTATCACCACCAACTCCATCAGAAGTACCAGTACCCATTTGAATCATAGCTTGTAAGCTTTGTACTTGGTCGAATGTGCTTGGGTCTGTTGTTCCCATGTCTAAAGGCATAATAGCATCTCTAGGATTACCATTAGTAAGTACTGTCTTACCCGGTCTGACTTCAAACTTAACACCTCGTGGTAAACGAGTTGCATCAGCAGCCATCATAGGTGTAGTAGTTAGTGCTAAAGAATCAATCCTAGCTCTCATTTCAGCATCTAGTGCTTTTTGAGCATTATAAGCTTTCTCTGAAACACCTCTACCCCAAAATTTGTTAGGAACTAAGTCGTGTTGGTAAGATATAAAAGGTCTATCTTCCATAATAAACAAGTTAGGCTCTACTCTTAGTATATGCTCATCATTACATATAGTAACTACTGCTTCTACTAGCTCATCTTTCTTTGAATACTCAAAGTCATCTTTATCTTTACTAGGTTTAAGGAATCGTTTAGGTACTTTACCCCAATACTCAGTTATCTTAACTGAATCAGACTCATCAGCTTGTTTCATCTCAGGGTCATACCCAAATGAAACAGTATCATAGCTACCATCAAGGGGTACATCTCTATATATACCTGATAAGATACCTTCAACTACATGATAACGAGGTTTAATAACCTCATGTGCTACACCTAGAGCTTCATTAATTGAATTAGCTGATGGGTCCATAAGAAACTCTTTAGGAGATATAGGTTCTACCCTAATATCTATTGAGGGATACTCTACTAACTGACGAGTAGTAGTGGTAGTACCTTCTACAGGTACTTCAGCAGGTGTTCTTTCTATGTTTTGCTCTAAGACTATCTTTCCAATACCAGTACCATATATAGCAGAGTTAAGAAACACTTCACATATAGCGTCTTTACAACCAGTTTTTTCTAAATCTTCTTGTAATAGGTTACGAACATACTCCGCATCACTTGGGTCTTGGTCTAGCATATCATCTTGTATGTCAAACCACTTGCCTCTACCAAAAGTTGCCTCTTCTAACTCAGCAACAGCAGATTCAATAGCTTGTTGCATAGCAGGAGCTATAATTCTTGACTTTTCAGAGCTGCGTGTTCTGTCTTCTTGTAACCAAATGCCACGCCATAGGCGATAATACTCATCCCACTTCTGTACATAGTTAGTATCTCTGTGGGTACGCCAGCTTTCTAGCCTATGATTAAGCCATCCAGCTAAAGCTTGGTATTTAGTTTCTTTACTGTCAAACATTAATGAGTATGAAACTCACTACCCCAACCAAGTAGTAGTGCTGCAATAACTATAACTACAAAAACTGTAGTGCTTAGAGTTATAGTCTTTTTTTCAATTTTCTTTTTGATATTTGATTGCATTTTTTAAATAGCTCCGCTAATTATAGGTAATTCTGTGGAGTATAACACATTTTAGGTAGTTGTGTACAACTTTCTGTTAAATTAGCTAGTATCCTGCTATTTCATCGTATGGTTCCCAGTCATCATCCATATCTATAGAGTATGCAAAGTCTGCTATAGATACTTGGTCTATATATGCTAGGCTATCTAGTAAATCGTCATGGCTTAGGTGATTAGGAAAGTCTAACATTTGTGATATAAAGACTTTCCAGTCTCTATCTTCATTAAAGCTTATTTGACCATGCTCCATTCTACCTTGTAAGGACCATGTAATACGTTCAGTCTTCTTTTTACCACCATGTCGCAATTCATCTATGTGTACAAATCTATTTTGTGTACGCATTTCATCTTCTAAGTAGGGCATGATAGCGTTTTTTAAAGAACCTGTTTCTATACCTACAGTTGTAGCTTCATTTATATCCGCAGCTTTAAGTATTTTCTTAGCAGTATCTTTAATATTCCATCTACCATGTAAAATATCTTTAACCCACCATTTGTCTCTATCTATTTTTACAATAGCTATAGATGTTTCGTCTAATTTAGAGCCTTTTAATCCTCGTTCTTTTTCTACAGCCTCAAACCCAGCAGGGTCTACAGCAATTACATAGTTTCCTTCTTCAGGTTCTTTATTTGTATGGAACCATTCTTCTTTAAATAAGCCACCAGAAAAAGTTTCAAAGCTTGCTTCAAATTCTTGTCTAAATGCCATAGATGACATAGAGCGTCTAGCTGCTTCAATTTCATCTGCTGCAATATAAGGGTTATCTGTAGAGTTATACTGAAAAGCTTCCCAATCAGGTTCGTTATCTGCTTCTGTATATAAATCATAAAAGTGATTTTTACCAGCAGGTGTACCTATAAACAAAGCTTCACCTCTTACGTCAGCCAAAGTTGGTCTTAATATCTGTTCCCATACAATAGGTTTCATACTGGCGTACTCATCTAGCACAACATACGCCAAACCAACACCTCGAAGTGTGTCAGGGCGGTCACTTCCTTTAAGATATATCTTTCTATCGTTTATTAATGTAAGTCTAGCTGTATTTTCATAGGCATCTTTTATAACATCCGCACCTAGTTCTTTTAGCATCCCCCACATAATATCTTTAGCTTGTTGAAAAGTAGGACCCACATAAAACACATCTTTACTTTCTGATTGTAATGCTTTAATTAAAAGAATCCAAGCAGCTAATCTAGATTTACCAAACCTTCTACCAGCAGCTACTATTTTAAATCTTGCTTTTGAGTTGAATATTTCTAATTGTGCAGGGTGCAACTCTACATTAATTTCTGCCATTTAATTTCTCAGCGATAGTTATATAGTTTTTAAACAATGTTTCTTTTATTAGGTACAAAAATTTACCTCTGTAATCTCCTTTTATAGGAGGGAAGCCAATAGGCTCTAGTTTATTTTCTTTAATACATTCTTTTATTTTCTTTGTCTTTATCCAGTATAAAGTGTCTTCTGTAATGTAAACCCACCATTCAGCTTTAGTAGCTTCGATGCCAGAAGGTTCGCCACCATAAGAATATTCTATAGCTACATTGCCTGTATTCTTAGACATCCTATCGCTTTTAACTTCTATACCTATATCTTTTTCTGGAATAAAAATATCCCACTCTTTATGGTAGCCTTCTACTTTATAAGCTTTAGGATATTTATAATGAAGTTTTTCTAGTACTAATAATTCTTTTTCTTCACCATAAGCTAAATCACTATCGAAGCTCATCTATTACTTCAGCTACAACAGTACCCTCAGATTTACTTCTAATCTGCTTTGGTTTGTTTTGTTTAGCTTGCTCCTCGATTTGTTCTGTAGTGCCGACATTTATTACAACACCACCATCATGCTTTCTATGACTTATTTCTACAGCTTTAGTAGTAGGTACAATTCTATCCATGCACATTTTTAAACAATGCACATCACCTTTTAAAGCTCTATCTATAATAACTTGGACTATTTCTGGTCCACGTTCTGTTAAGAGTTCTCTAGAAAGCTGGGTCCACTTGTTCATACTACCCTTAGGGCGACCAGTTGGATTTAAAGGTGACATTCCTTTATACAAAGCAGGATTACCTTTATTGTTTTTTCTTTTGTCGTGTTCAGTCATAACTTAAGATGCTAGTTGAAAAACTGAAGTATAGCATACTTAGGTTACACGCATGTTAGTTATTAAATAAATTATCTAAATAACTACCTGCTTGTTGTACTAGGCTTGCGTATGTAACTTAAGTAACAATCTAGGATAGAGTTTAGCATACTTTTACTGCTTTGTAAATAGCAATAACTACTATTTTCTATAGTATTAATAAATAATACTTTAGATGCCGAAATTGACTCTCATCTGCTAGTGACTGTGTATATTCTAGTATGACTATCACATGGGTCCCTACCCTAGGGTGTTCCACAGACTACTGTAGAAGACCAATGTTGATATAAATGTCAGCGTAATGTACACTCAAACACCCTATTCTAACTAACACTAATCTTCCCTTGTCCAACTACTGTCATTTCTTGTACATCTTGCCTTCATCATATAACCCTTTGATTGCTTAAGACATAGAAAACAACTCTGTACTTGCTAAGCTGCATATCTAGTTGTACTATGTCTTCTACTTATGAGCCTAATCCATGAGTTACATATGCAACTTATTGTATCTTATTATCAGTACATTCATCTACCTTTAGTTATCCTCTTTATAATACTTCCATACAGCTATAGTATTATCAATACTTACCATTCACTATATCTTAATATCGTTAGTAAAGCTTAAGCACATTCAACTTTTAAAACTAATTGTAGTAATCGAGGTAGCCTTGAGTTGAGTAAG